GTTCAGACAAACAACTACACCAGTCAATCAGTGTAATAAAACGATCATATGCCGCGAAAACAACTTAAATAGTATACTATATTATACGACAATAATGTCACAATTTATCAACTGGAGAAACAGACCTGTCAAAAATAACACAAAAAAAAACTACAATACAGGACAATATCGGGTTATTTCTGGATCAGAATTGGATGATCTTATGACTGGTTTTCCAGTTAAACAACTAGAACTTTCTTATGGAAAAAAATTGCATAAGAAAGTATACGCCGATATTTTTGTTTTGATTCCGAAAGGACCAAAAACAATTGCTTGGTTTACGAATATTAATGGATCGGATGTTTGTATTTTCTTGGAAACAGGTCGTAATGCCAATCATTCAGAATCATTTTATCCTGCATCTGCCATAATCAGACCCGTGTCGTTTAATAATACATTGTCGTACGGAACATTATTATATGGAACAATGGTTGGGTCTGGAGCAGGTAATCATAAATACTTTGTATGCGAAGATGTTATTAAATACAAAGGGAACGATATGCGACACATCCAATTTGATGAACGGTTAGATACTATTAAACATATAATGATGCACGATGTATCCCAACTATCATACACACCGAATATGGTTGGCTTCACTATACCTTGTATTTTCACTGAATTTGAACACGCATGTAACACTATATTAAATCCTTCCCTCGTTGGATATAAACCATATTGTATACAGACATGGAAATATACACATACGCGTACATTTGGGCATTTTCACGAAAATATTATAAAAGAAATTATTGGTTGTAAAGTTAATCAGTCGGTCGTTCCAACAAACAATATACCCATCCGACTGAGATGTGAACCCAACCCCGACACATATTCATTCACCGATCCATATACACATACAAGACAATTTATCGGTATATCAACATATGAAACAAGTGTGGCTATGAATAATTTATTTCGAAGATACAAGGAAAATCATCGTCTAGACAGTCTCGAAGAAAGTGACGATGAATGTGATTTTGAAAATACCGATATATGTAAGTACAGTAGTGTAGGAAAAGAAGCGGATGTTGCTTGTTCATACGACATATCCACTAAAAAATGGATAGTAGATCAGGGAAAACATATGAACTGAAACGAACCTCTACACAACTGACATCAACGACAAACAAAAATTGATTGTATATTATTCAATATACAATCAATCAACAAATAAAATAAGAACACATATAAATTTATTAATAATGAAACTATTTGGAATAATGGGCAAACGTCACAGCGGAAAGGATACGTGTGTATACAACGTACCAGATGCAATACGATATTCATTTGCCGCACCGTTGAAGGAATCTGTGAAACAGATATTCGAATTGACCGACCACCAGTTGAATGATCCTATTCAAAAAGAAAGTATTGATCCGAGGTATAACAAAAGTCCCCGAGAAATACTTCAATGGTTTGGAACAGATTGTATGAGAAAGTTTGATAATGATTTTTGGATAAAAAAATTCGTATCTTTCTACGAAAAACATATAGAATCGGGATCGACCGAAACAGTTATCGTTACGGATGTTCGTTTTCATAATGAAGCCGATATAATCCGTAAACTCGGAGGAGTTATTATCGAAATTACTAGACCATCAATTGAACATATACATAATAAAGTAACCGACCTTCATATAAGCGAAAAAGAATTGGAACTCGTTAAAAGTGACATTGTAGTAGTCAATGACGACACTATAGAAACACTCCAAAAACAGGTACTCGGAATATTATCAGAATACTCAACACTTGGGGGATTGTAAATATGTCACGGTAAATAGAATCGACTACATATATCAGGTGAGTAAAAATACCATAATTTAATCTTCATAATAACTTTGTAATTATTTTTTTAAGGGAGGAGAATACGCGCGGGAATATACAATGATATTACTTCGACCCGTATGCATCTTTCTCTCCCATCCTAGACCCAATATTATTCAAAAACAACATCTCGGTGTGATTTTGTGGATCTGACAAAGGGACTTCCCATCTAGGCGGCTGTGCGGTTCGAACCATCCATGCTGGATGAGTTGCCCGAGTTTGTCCAACAGTCAATTTATCATTCGATGTATATACAGATTGCAAGTGCGGTGCCGAATGAGTTTTATAATCTTTATCGATATTATCTCTATTAAGATTGCGAGTCATTCCCCGCAAATCATCTTCAATTGCAAGAGAGTTTCCTGCCAAGTTTGCGCCCCAACTCTGAAGACGGATATGTGGATCTTCTATAAACGCTGGTTCATCGCCATTACCAGGAACGTTGAGTACCCATCGACCTGGATCAGACGATTCTTGTTGTCGTTTTTCTTCGCGGGCGTTATCGTATCTAAATCGAGTGAATGACATTTGGTGATTGAATAATTATCGATATACTATACATATATATGTTATTTTTAGATTCAATAATATAATCATCGGTATTTTTATTATTTTCTCTCTTTGCTCAATAATACAATGTTGATTTCAAGCCTTGTTTTTGTTTTGAAACATTGTATTATACAGATTACCTTATGAAAAGAATACAGATCGATATTGTTCCATAAGCTCGTCGGGAATTCGTTTGTTCGTGAATGTTGTGGGATCATGTTTCCCTGAAAGTAATGTGGTCATGAAATACAAACAATAAATTCCGCACTCAGTATTTTGTCGCTGGTGTTGTATACCAGTATTTGAGTTATACTGCAATGTAATACCCGCTATTTTGGCTTGGTCGACAACTCTTTTCCTGAAAATATCAATTTGATGAGGACATTTATCCCCATTGCTATCAAAAAAATATACAAATTTACGATTTGCACGCAAATCTATAAATAAGGATATCCAATGAGAACCAGATTTGTAATGTGGATCAGTATTGAATACAATACCAATCATATATTTTCCACGATTCAAGTAGTCATCCACACTGAAATTACATAATTCATCCCATACACACTCAGTTTCTCCTTTTCTATCATCAAAATCAATTGGGGCGGGTCCGATGAATTCAAAATCATTATATCTATATTCGTATTGTCGCATAACATCTGTAATATTGGTACTTGTCAACCACTCAACTGGATTCGTATTCCACTTCAAGGGTCGTTTTGGCGCGAATGTATGTTGTTTAAATTTATTGTCCAAATAGTATTTCATGAATTCTTGTTCAATCCAACACGATTCTGTATTACACATTTTTTTATTATGTTTATGAAGAGCATCCCAAATACCCTTTTTATCGGAAGCGATAATCGGTACATCTGGATGTCGCACATTCCATCGAATTTTCATTTTTTGTAATTGTTCGATGGAATAACAAGTATAATCATCTGGTTTGTTATTATCATGTGCTGTCGTAGCATTACACGCGGTTTTAACAAATGATTTGTTATTCGATGTCGATTTTGACAATCCTTTTCTCATTTGTTTTTTTCTCGTTTTTACCAGACGTTTCGACCCCCCGTTTGGATAATAATGTAGATGACTGGTTTTGGGTTGATTTTTCCTTGATTTTTTTCTTTTTTCTTTTCTTAAGTACGGTCGTCGATTTCGGTTCTTCGCAATTGACCTCGCTCGGGGGTTTTGATAATTTTTTCGTGTACGCATTTTTACGCGAATCTGGCTTACTATATACTGATATATTTTCCATTTCGTGTATAAGTATTGGACGTTTGTCGGTCGATACATTCGTTTGTTCGTCGGTCGATACATTCGTTTGTTCGTCGGTCCTATATATTGGAACAGAATCGAGTTTCGATACGGAATTATATTGAACAAATCCGTCTAGTGTATTTGATGAATTTGGATTATGGTGAATACGTTTGAGTATATTTTGATCGATTTCATGAAAACGACTATCTGTGGTTCGTTCCAAACAATTAAATGATTCATCTATGCGGGGGATTGCCGCATTGCGGCGAATAGATACTATACATTCATCTACAAATTTATTAAATGCATTTACAATATTAGTGGTTTTATCGGGTGTTGGAATATCGTGCCATATATTATGAAAAATATGATCAATCTTTTCGCGGTCTGAAATATTCATATCGGTATATGTTCTGTTTCGAACATCATTCGATTCCCCACAATTCGATGTGTTACGTTTATATGTTGAATTGGATAAACAATCGATAGTTATTTTATCAATACTTGTCGAGTTTATTAATGGTCCTATGTTAATTTTTGGTTTTGGTCCAGGCATTGTTTACATTGGATATATATAAAATTGATGTAACATAAATAATTATTTTATATTTTTTAACTCGGTATGTTTTATGAACAAACTACCAGTCGTTGTAGAACCGAATGACTTGGTATAATCCAATTAATTGCGTTGGGTACGGGTATGATTGGAAAAAACATCGGTACCAACATTCAATACGTTTGGGTTGTGTTCATCGAATGTTTGTTCATTGAATAAAGCGGATAATTGACGGGTATCAACCATTGGTGGTCTATTCGACGTAGTTGCCTGATACGTGTGATACAAATCACTTTCCGTCGATGGAATATATACAGTTTCGTCGCCTCGCCTTAAAGGAACGACCTGATTTCGCAAGACTGTTTCTGTATCCACATTTGATGTATATCCAGAAAATGGTGCACCGTTACTACCAAGTGCTGTAGTGCGTGATTGGTCGTAATGTGTATATTTGGTTCGCTGAATTACAGGTTGTTTTATTTGTATTGTTGGTTGTAGATGAGTTTGTCTCGTAGTGGTAGGTCGGAGTTGGTATGATGGTTCCATCGCATTGTGATTTTCAACCGAATTAAGTGATGGAACTATATGTGAATACATTCGATGATTTGTTTCGACCTCATCCTCTAGATTATTGTGGTATGTGTAAATAGAATCATTCATATTAATGCTAACGATATACTAACGATATACTAACGATATACTAACGATATACTATTTTATATTATAATATAGTATATTGTAGAGAGAAACAATTAAATCTATGACCCATATGCAAATATTCGAGTACGCCGTAATAGTGACATATATAATTTATGCAACAAATATTTTTGGGATTACATTTATCGCTCCCGAATACATTGAATATATCCATAATTTCATCCATATATACATTGCTATATTCCTTTTATGGAAATTTCGTCCCCCATTTCTGGGTGGACAGGATAATGTTACCATCCGACAATTTGATCGTCGGATTACATTCCACGCAGGAGTTGCAATGTTATTTTCTTCATTCGTAATGAACACTTTTATTGGTAAAATCAATTATTTAAATGATGTTCAACTTAGCGATAAGATGAATCTATAAAATTGATTTATAATGATGATATGTATAGAATATAAAATCATACAAATTAAATGTCTTATCACACAGTAATCAAACATACATCAGAGGAGAATACAATTATTTCTCGAGACGATGATATCAATCTCGAGAATGGATCACTTGTATTCAATCCTTATAATCCGAAGAATCGGGAGATTACATTGAACGACGTTCAATCTATTCTTCATAAATACGGGATCAACGCAGTGCCTGATAATTTAGAGATATATAAGCGAGCTTTCATTCATAGTTCCTATACTCGCCGACCTATATTAGAAAATGAATCATTTGGTATCGAACTGGTCGAACAACCATCCAACTGTATGCGATTAAAAACAAAATCAAATGAACGGCTCGAATTTATTGGGGATGGAGTACTGGAATGTGTTGCGAAATACTACTTGTACCGCCGCTTTCCAAAAGCCGATGAGGGATTCATGACTGAAAAGAAAATCGCTATTGTCAAAAACGAGCATATAGGGAAATTGGCATATGAAATGGGTTTGGCTCCATGGTTTGTCATTTCAAAACACGCAGAGGAAAAGGGTATTCGCACTAATGTGAAGAAAATGGGATGTCTTTTCGAGGCATTTATTGGCGCTATATTTCTCGATTTCAATAAAATTAAAGTCCACGATACAGACAAATGGTTTGATGATCTATTTGTCGTTGGGCCAGGATTTCAAATGGCCCAGATATTTATCGAACGTGTATTTGAAAAACACATTGATTGGGTTCGGTTGGTGAATGAAAATGATAATTATAAAAATTTACTTCAGGTAATGATTCAGAAGGAATTCAAATTGACTCCTGATTACTTACAACATACACACGATGCCGATGGGGCTGGATATGAAGTTGGGGTATACCTATGTTTGGGACAGTCAATACATCACGTCGATCGGCGATTGGCTATTGGATTGGAACAGTTAACTAGTGCCGAAGGTATGTATGGCAAAGGTACCCCATTCGAATTGATTAATCGAATAATGAGTTCGAATGGAGGGAAAGCATTTATTCAGTTGGGTGTTGGTGTACACAAAACTAAAAAAAAGGCGGAACAAATGGCGTGTGAAGAGATTATTAGGAGATTACAATGTGTACGATAGGTTTCCATATGTACGATAAAAATACGGGATATAATTTGTAGTTGATAATATTTACAAATTATTACTTCAGGTTAAATATTTATAAACACGGATGTATTATTATATAATAATAAATGTAAATAGTAGTAAATCAATTGGTTTTTATATTTTTACATGACGACCACATATGCATCATTTTTGTTAAATATGCAACAAAAACCAATAAATCCAGCAAAACAGGTCCCCGTTGTAATGAATACAGGATTTGCATTTTCAGACGAACGTATGGACGAACGTATGGACGAACGTACCGACATAATTGACATTGATCCTGTAATGTTGGTCAATATATCAAATCGGTCTGCTGTGAAACATAAAAATAAGAAAATCGACAAAGTGTCAATGGTACCAATTACAAAACTAAATGTAGTAGATGAGGAATCAGTCGTTCCAGAATCAGTCGTTCCAGAATCAGTCGTTCCAGAATCAGATCCCCTCCCTGCTCCTAAAATATCGAAAATCAGACGCAGGGGTGTCAGTAGGATAAATCAACCCGATGCAACCGATAAAGATGATTCTTATACAGTGATTCCTCAACCGACAACCACAAAACCACCACCGAAACGAAAACCGAAACTTCGAATCGTCGATCCGAAATCAGATCATTTGAAACAGTACATGGCCGATACAGATCATCTAATTACTCGTATGCCCAAACAAGACAACACAACAAATCTGAAAACAGATAAATATTACTTAACAAACAGAGAGAATTATATTACATTTATCAACAATCTATATGAACCATATAAAAAAAAATTAGAAGATGCAAATGCAACCAATGGGCAAGAACTAACGTGCGATACAATGAATGATGACTCGACCGATTTTAGTTTATTGATGCACCAAAAGATTGTGAAGGAATATATAAATACATATACTCCGTACAGAGGTGTACTATTATACCACGGATTAGGTACAGGAAAAACTTGTTCGTCCATCGCAATAGCAGAAGGATTAAAATCAACCAAACCCGTTATTGTAATGACACCTGCATCATTGAAGAAGAATTACATTGAGGAATTGAAAACATGTGGTGATCAATTGTACAGGAAAAACCAATTTTGGGAATTTGTTTCTGTAACAGATTCGTCTGCGGACAGCGCCCTAATTTCTCAAATGTCTCAATTACTTGGGTTACCAGAAGATTATATACGTCGTCATGGTGGTGCGTGGTTTGTAAATGTATCGAAACCACCAAATCACACAGATTTAACAGACGATGAAAAATCTCGATTAGACGTACAAATAGAGGAAATGATTCGTTCCAAATATACATTTATAAGTTACAATGGTCTTCGCCAAAACAATTTGGCATCAATGACCAAAAACCAAACTATCAACCCATTCGATAACTCGGTTGTTGTTATTGATGAAGCACATAATTTTGTTAGTCGAATTGTGAATAAATTAGGAAAGAATTCTAATTCAAATAATCAACCTCATCTATCAGTTGCATTGTATGAATATCTAATGACTGCAACTAACGTGCGTATAATTTTACTAACGGGAACACCAATGATAAATTACCCAAACGAGTTGGGTGTAATGTTCAATATATTGCGCGGGAAAATCGATACATGGTCGTTCCGAATCGATGCGACAAATTTAATGGGAAAACTCGATCAGAACGAATTGTCTCGTATACTACGAGAAGTTACCGAATTAGATTTTATGGAATATACACCATCTACACGAACTATGAAAGTAACTCGAAACCCATATGGATTTGAAAACAAGGGTATCAAGGGAGCCGCTACATCAAAACCGAAATATTATGGAGTAAAACGTCATTCCGGTACTATTGGTAGCGACACATCGTTCGTGAATACTATTATATCAACATTAGGCAAAGCAAATATACTTGTTCGACCGACAGATATTTCAGTTGAATCGTATAAATCGCTTCCTGATACATTTGATGACTTCCAAACAATGTTTGTAAATCCAAAAACATATGAAATCCAAAACACCGAGTTATTGAAACGACGTATTATGGGTCTCACCTCTTATTTCCGTAGTGTGCGCGAGGAGTTGATGCCCCGATATGAGCGAGGGAAGGATTTCCATATCGTTCGGTGTGAAATGAGTGATTTTCAATTCACTGCGTACGAAGAAGCCAGGGTAAAAGAACGAAAATTAGATACGAATAATGCAAAGAAGAAGAAAGAAGCGGGGGACAATATATTTGTTGATACGGTATCGACGTATAGAATATTCTCACGGGCATTCTGTAATTTCACTTTCCCTTCCCCCGAAATAAAACGACCTTATCCAAATAATATGTTGGATGCATCGGTTGAAGACGAAACAACTGGAGCGAATACACAAATAACAGAGGGAATGGTTGATGCTGTATCTATAGACGCACAATTGAATGATCCATCGAATGCGTTGGTTGCGGATGATGAGGAAGCTCTTCGTTCGTCAAACAACGAGGTTGTAGATGATGATTATTCCGAACGAATCGATGCCGCGATCGATGAATTAGACAGAAGAGGAGATGAATTTTTAACATCTACAGCACTTTCTACGTATAGTACGAAATTTCTTGCAATGTTGGAACGTATTTCCGATGATGCGAATAAGGGATTACATTTAATGTATAGTCAATTCCGAACATTGGAGGGGATTGGAATAATGAGTTTGGTTTTAAAACATAATGGATTCGCAGAATTTAAACTGATTAAAAATTCATCGGGACATTGGGATATAGATATTACGCGGGGAGATGAAGATAAACCAATGTATGCGTTGTATACTGGTACTGAGTCGGCGGAAGAAAAGGAAATAATCAGAAATGTATTCAATAGTCAGTGGGATGATTTACCCGAAGAATTGAATCGAAAGTTAATGGATCGTTCTTCGGGAGGAACAAATCGATATGGAGAAATTATAAAAGTTCTAATGATTAGTGCTTCTGGTGCAGAGGGAATTTCTTTGAAAAATGTCAGATATGTACATATAACAGAACCCTATTGGCATCCTGTGAGAACCGAACAAGTAATTGGTCGCGCGAGACGTATTTGCAGTCATTCGGAACTGCCAGAAGAAGAACAAACAGTTGAAGTATTCTGTTACTTGTCGGTACTGACAGATGAACAAATCAAGAGCGATCGAGCGAGTGATCTTCGCAAGAAAGATTTAAGTAAACTTAATGGGACAAGTGTGGTGACGACAGATGAATTATTATTCGAAATATCATCAATTAAAGAGAGAGTAAGTAATGAATTATTGAAAAACGTGAAAGAATCTGCATTCGATTGTGCATTACACGCAAATTCAAACAGAAAAGAAGGACTTCGGTGTCTCAGTTTTGGTAAAGTTAGTAGTACGGCATCATTTTCTGCCAAACCCAATATACTGACTGACGATAAAGATTCAACTCTCCGTATGAATCGTCGTCGTACGGAAGTTGATGCAGAAGCACAAATGGATTCCAATACGAATGTATGGTATGCTGTAAACAAAAAGGCCAATAGAGATAAATCCCACGATGCATACGATTTGGAATCTTATAAGGTCGGTCAATTAGACTATAAAGGAAGAATGATGCGTTCAGCGAAACAGAATATCCGTGGTCAAATTATGTGGGTTCTTGTGCGTGATACAGAATAAATTGGTAGATGTGTAAAGCTTTCGATCAATTTATTAATTCGTTTGTTCGTCGGTTGATTCGTCGGTTGATTCGTTCGTTCGTTCGTTCGTTCGTTCGTTCGTTCGTTCGTTCGTATCCACATTTTTTTCCGATTCATTCAACCCCAATGCAACTATTTTGATATCCATTTGCTCCATTTTTTGTGTTAATATCATAATATCACGACGCAGTGATTCTAACTCGGAGTCCATTTTGGAATTAGTTGATATATGAGTTGGTTCCATATTTCTAATTTCTAGTTCAATATCATTCGATACAATTGTTTCATTCGGCAATACGTTGTTCGGCAATACGTTGTTCGGTTGTGTGCTATCATCAGAATCCAATTTTCGAATCGAAATTGCTCTCTGAAGTCGTTCTTCCAAAAGTTCGGGCGACATTTTATCAACATCATCACTAAAATGAACCTCTTTTTTTATGGGAGGGGGTGTGATATAACGATTGAATTCATCGGTCATTTGTTTGGTTTTTATAGCAATATCGCTAACACGTTGTTCTTTATAATTCTCTCGGAGAGCCGATTTAGGTAGATCGGGCGATGTAATCGATTGTTTATCTGTAACAGGCCGTTTGAAATATCCAAGTTGTTCATTCATATCCCGAAGGATTTGTTTGTTAATATCACCAATTGGACCAGTGGTGTTTTGTGGAATATTTTTAAATAATGATTCAAATGTTTCGTGTACTTGGTCGAAATACATATCATTAATTCCAATAAATGCCCCGTGTTCTAATAATACGGACCAAAGAAGTGATTTATTGTCTTGTGAACAAATTTTATCTGCGAGTATCATTATATCCTTATATCGAATACACTTTATGTATATTCAATATATCGTATATTCAATATATCGTATATTCAATATATCGTATATTCAATATATCGTATATTCAATATATCGTATATTCGATCGTATATTCGATCGTGGTTGTAAATAAATATTATTTATGTTGCATGTAAATAGTATATGCAGCTTCTACATCAGGATCCATTACCAATTCAGAAAAATTAGATGTCATACAATTGTTTCGGTACAACAATCGGTATCCAAATAAATCTTGTAACATTTCGGTCTTATAAATAAACCCAAACAGTCGATTTGATTCATACGGAGTAAAATATGTAAATCCAATGTTTATCTGGTTGGATGTATTTAGTTGTTCGCCGCGCATCGAAATCCATCTACCCATTATCTCGGCAGCTTCTTTTGGGGGAAGTGATAACCATTCGCGTATTCCACGAATGGCTGTTCCGATTAAACTCGTATCCTTATAATCCCCGAAAATCTTTGTTGCCACCATCCCAGGATTGATCAGTCGGATATCAAAATTTGGCTTCAACCGAGATATTTTACGTGCCAAAAAGAAAAGACCCATTTTCGTATTTGCGTACTGAGCCGATGCCCATACAGGATCGGTTGAATCGGAACGATCGGTTGAATCGGAACCAAAATCTTTATATGGATCTCGTTTGGCATCCCAATGGGTGATACTCGTAGTCATTACAATTCGTGCATTATCAGTAATGAGGTTTTTATCAATTAGTAATTCCAGTAAATAATGATTTGCAATCAAATTAACAACTCGACACATATTCAATTGTTGCCCGTCCCAATCTACAGTTTTTCTGGTTGATTTCATTCCTGCATTGAGAATAATGAGAGATAATTTACCATTGTCGAGCGGGATATCATCATTCGATATATATTCTTTTCGTTGAATATCTTCGTCCAGTTTACATACAAATTCGTCGATTGATGATTTGGATGACATATCTACATTGAGTTCACAATGTTCAATTACATCGGACTTAAATTTCGGATCAATATCACGACGATTTCCGTGGTACATGATTGGCGGAGACACATCATTCACTTCAAACATTCTATTTGGTTCGCTAAGCCATTCAACAAGATCTCTACCAATTCCGCTAGTTGTACCAGTGATTAGATTATACATCGAAATATAGTTAATAATAAATGATATTATATATATTTACACACAACGTAATTGGTAACAGGGTTCTAATAATATATTTCCTCGCCCAATTGGTCAGATTCGCCCAATAGATTGGTCAGATTCGCCCAATTCGTCAGATTCGCCCAATAGATTCAATCAAATCATCCACTGTATCACACCAAATGATATCCGCATTATTTGATATTGAAATCAATCCGCTATCAAATCCATTTTGAATATGAGTCCGAAGCGAATCATAAAATCCACAATGATTTAAAATAAAAATTCGTTTTCGGACCGTTTCATCGTGTTTCCATAAATGTAAATCATTATATGTCATAACTTCAATAATCTCGTACATTGTTCCGACTCCACCTGGGAGAGCGACGAAACAATCAGCTGTATTGATAATACGTTTTTGTCGCAAATCAAATGTTGGTTCTACGTATTGGTGTCCGAAAGAAGCGATACCGTACTGGTCTACAAACATTTTCGCATCGATTCCTATAACATTACCACCTTTATATGAAAATGTTTTTGGGACTATACTCATCAATCCACTATCGCCTCCACCATATACGACAGTATGTTTATCAATATCCAATTTATTTGCCAATAATTCTAAACTTTCTATCAGTGTATCCATTAGTTTAGGAAATCGAGACCCACTAAAAAATCCAATTTGAATCATTTTATTAGAATCAGCAGTAATAACAGTTTGATTTGGATTATATTTTACCATCACTCTATTTTAAATATATTAAATAATAGTTAAAATAATGATTAAAAAATAAACCAAACTGTATAGAGAATATTCTACAATATGATAAAAGAGAGAAGTAACACAAACATGTCAAGCACAGACGATTCTACTAATGTACTAACTATAAAAACAATTCAGATTGCTCCTTTTAAAACACTTGTAACTGCATTAAAGGATATTCTTATTGAAACCAATATTGTGATTACATCCGAAGGGATTCGAATTGTTAATATGGATAAAACACATACCATATTGGTCCATATCAATCTACCAGCACAAAATTTCGAGTTTTTCGAATGTAAAAAGGAAAAGATTATAATTGGTGTAAATGTGACAAATTTCCATAAACTCATCAATACTATTGATTGTGACGATACACTTGTATTGTATATTGAGGAATCGGATTATGACAATGGTGTAGTTCAAAACTTGGGGATGCGATTTGAGAATGGTAATATTCGCCAGTGCAAAACCCAGAAATTGCGCCTAATTGAAGCGGATACAGAGGAATTGGATTATCCAAATGTGACATTTTCTTCTGAACTAGTTATGCCATCGGGAGATTTCCAAAAAATAATCAGAGATTTATCTGCGATTTCGGACACAATTGAAATTAAATCATTCGGAGATGAATTGACGTTCCGTGTATCAGGGTGTTTTGCGGAGGCAGAAGTTCATCGATACGAAACAGACGGAGGTGTGGAATTTATAAAGAAACAAGACTCTGCTGTAATTAACCAAGGTATTTTCGCCCTAAAGAACCTTGGGTATTTCATAAAATGTACCAATTTATGTAGCCAGATTGAACTATATTTACAGAATGATATGCCGCTGGTTGTCAAATATAATGTAGCGTCACTCGGTGAAATTAAACTATGTCTCGCTCCACTACCTAGTATGTAAACGGGTCGACTTACACATTGGAACGTTGTTGTACCAATTTATCGACAGATACGTCAGATCCAATTGTATCTGGAGCATATGTATCTATCGGTGTATTGATTTCATCTTGCATATTTATCGATGCATAGTTATACATTTGTCTGACCCCACCATCTCCCGTAGCCATCAATGAATCGGACGACTGATCTAGAAAACTATAGAAATCAGAAACAACTCCAAACACTCCTGCCGTATCCCAGGATCCAAATGGAGATGGATCTGTTGTCGATGGATCGGTTGTCGATGGATCGACTGGCGACGGATCGGTCGTTGTATTAATATCACTTATATATGCGGCGGAATTTGTCGTGGCTTGTTGGGATTGATTAAATTGATCGTTTGTTCGTCTATCTGGTTCACCACCGCCTCGTGTGGTCCCACCTCCCAAATTCCACGTACTTGGATCAGATACAGGTCCAGATTGTTGTGGTTGTGAGAATTTATGATTAACCATTTCAACTGGTCGTAAATGTTCTAATATATCATCCACACCACCAACAATTCTATAACCTCGTGTCATTAGAATTAATGACGGTACAGATGTTATATTATCAGGAATTAGAAATTCAGTATTTCCATCAAGTATCGCCTTAATAGATCCATCTGGATACTGTTTGCGCTTATCAATTCCAACAAAATGGATATCCGATGTATCGTTTTTGGATAATATAGAGAGAAGCCTTTTGCATTTTTCACAATAATTACTATAGAACAGAATACAACTCATTTACGTTACAGTACAAATGTACTTTTAAACCTCGTTCGAAACGTATATCGTTATTACAATCGTTACAATCGTTACAATCGTTAAAATTGATTTGGGTGGTTCGTATATAGTATATACAAACCCAATATAATATACAAACCCAATATAATATACAAATAATCAAATGTCAGAATTATCCCAAACCAAACAGAAAACCACGAACTATAATGGTGTGAATATCACTGAATTGACCGACGAGGATACGACTACCCGATTCACTATATCGGGCGTCGATGTAAGTATTGCGAATGGGCTCCGTCGTATAATCCTCTCGGACATTAAAAGTGTTGTATTCCGTGCATTCCCGCACAGCGAATCAAGAATAACAGTGAAATCTAATACGTCGCGGATAAACAATGAAATTATAAAGCAGCGAATCAGTTGTGTTCCTATCCATATCACAGATGTGGATTTCCCTATAGACGATCATTTGGTTGAATTAACCGTTCATAATACTGGTGATGGTATTATATTTGCAACATCAAAGGATTTCAAAATCAAGAATCTTAAAACAGATAGTTACTTGATGGATGATGCTGTTAGGAGTATATTCCCACCAGATCCAATTAGTGGTGATTGGATTGATTTGGTACGTCTTAGACCCAATACCCATGGCCATCACAAAGGAGAAGAAATCGTATTGACTGCAGAATTGGATTGGGGGAGTCAATCTGATGATGGTGCTTACAACGCCGTATCGACGTGTACGTATACAAATACAATCGATCCAATTGAGGCGAATAAACAGTGGATTATTCGAGAGAAAGAGTTAAAGGCCAATATGACAAGCGATGGAATGGAAACCAGTAAACAACAACTATATATGGCAAAGCAGGATTGGAATAATCTTGACGCTCATCGTTCATTTAAAAATAGGAGTTTTGACTTTTCAATTGAATCGACTGGGGTATGGAACAATCATTATATTGTTAAACTCGGTTGCGAGGCAATGATTGTTCGAATTCGCCGATTCGCCGCCGCGATACAAACCCAGAGAAGTGTTCTGATCCAACCATCGAATACGACGATCCGAAATGCATTCGACATCACGATGCACGACGAAGATTATACACTAGGAAAAGTCATTGAGCATTATTTATATAATGATTATTATTTAATGGATGGAGTCGCAGCATCGAAGGCCAGACCAATCCTAACATTCTGTGGATTTTCGAAACCACATCCCCACATTAACGAATCATTAATTCGCCTCGCACTGACAAATACACCAGATGATATAAATGAAATTGTTAATTTAGTTATCAGTGCATCGAACCGCGCTATCGATGTGTATTCGAATATTCTTCAGTATTTTGGATCCAGTCGCGCTACAGCATAGGTTTGTGTGGTCTATTTTATATTTATTATTATTTTTTAACGAGAAAATTCATATATAATAAAATTATACATGAATGATACAATTTACTACGATGTATTATGTGAATATATCCAACCAGAGGACCGTATTATATGTTCACGACGGGATCGCCATCTTATTGCAATAAAATCCCAAATTAGGCACACTCTATTGGCATCAATATATGTACATTTGGGATCACCGTGCAATCGTTTTTGTATTTGTAAGTTTTTTCAATTGGACGATTTTCTAATTGCGTATGATCGTAGAAACATCACAGACAATACTACCATTATATAAAATGATACAATTTGGAAATTTCCGGTAAAGAAATTGTCCGAATATACTGTGAAATGGTTTCTTCGGACATTTTCAGTTGGTTTGGTTTCAAGTCGCTCAAATATATATTTTGGAGTATTCTAAGATGGTACTGGATGGATTTATGTTGTACGGTCGTCGATGTATTGTCACTATTTTTTCTAATATATCTCAATACATATGCATTGTATAATCCGATGGTTATATATCTGCGGCCCGCGGATACAATTGGTTGATTCGGTGTTTTATTAAGTAAACTACGTGAAAATTCTTTGCCATTTCGTCCGTTGATATTGGATTTCGCGTGACGAACCATTTCATATAACGGATTTCGGATTTTTGTTCGAATGCATCTCGTATTGGAAATCATTATACCAGGAGTAATATATCCAACAGACGAATTTTTCTGATAATGGGATGTATAATCGTTATTTGGTATTACATATAATTTAGGAAATGATATTTTAGTACGGCTAAATTCATTTTGTACACACTTTTCGCGACCCGAATGTTCAATGATTTGATTATTTGATGTATCTAAATTATACACCCTAATCAATGTCAGGGTTGGGGTTGTATATGAATTCACAATTGTGTGCGATGGGTGTTGAATAATAAATGAATACGACCAATCTTCTCGTAGTTGTTTGACATTTACTTGCGAACAAAGGAGAGTGTCTAGAAACATTGTCTTAAAATCTGTTGCGGACGGGTTGGCCGAACCAGATTTAATATGTTCATCAATGTCAATTGTCCCCAATATTTTAGATTTTGTCGCCGCATACCACACCCCATCATTACAAAAACAATTAATCATTATTCCCTCAACAATCTCTTCGTAATAATTTGAATCGGTCGTATGCGTTCCAGACATAAATTGATCATATGGAATCGATTTTGGAGGAGAGAATGATAAAAATTCGTCATTTGAAACAACAACCGATCGAATTGTTCCTGTGGTGAATAAATTATTAGATGTAATTTGGTGTTTCTTATATTGGGCAATTTGGAATTGGGGATAGGATTCGAATGATTTCATTGTTATATCTGGATCATCTATATTGTGACGAGATATTGCGACGATCGGTTCAACGGTTGGTGTTGTGGTCGGTAAAATATAAGATGGTTGTTCAATTGAGATCATTTGTATGAGATATATGCAAATATGTAACGATATATCTATATCGTATTAGTTATATCGTTACAATAGTAATCGTTACAATAGTAATCGTTACAATAGTGTTCGTTACAATAGTGTTCGTTACAATAGTGTTCGTTCATATCATTTGAATGTAATTAAAACGCCCACGAATCCAGCTGGGAAATCACATCAGATATAGGTTTTAATCCTGGATTATTACTCCACAACACAAGTACATCGTACTTTTTCTGTCGGATAGAATCAGAAATTCGCTCATCGACTGTATTGATATCGTATATTGTTCCATCGGGACCATCTAAAATAGTTGGGTCAACAAGTTTCGAAAATATTTTCCCTATTTCCATATGATAAATTTTACGTATTTCCAATAAAATATCGGAATGGACCTTTAACGCAGATTCGTCACCTGGTTGATCCGTCGCGCTATTCCAATTAATTAATAATTCACTAACAACATTATTAAATGAACTATTATCATTTGTTGCTATATCGAATAAATCATTATCTAATGGGAAAACTATACTGAGCAATTCAATTAATTTGTTATTAACATTTACATCATATTCACCCGAATTGTTGTATGAACTACCAATGATGGCATTTATCAATATTGCTTTACATCTATTATATTCAGATACATCGAGTATAACATCATACATACGGAGAAAATATCCAATAATCGGATCTAAATCTGGTACCCCACACTCGATAAACGGTTCGACAGGAGTATCGATAGGATAGACTATATCACCAAATTTAGACCACGATACATTGATACCATAATCATATTTATCATTTGGTTCGTTGTATGGGGAACCAGTAACTTCTGGAAGACAAGTAATTGTTGTACTTGTCGTTGGTAATATCCGAATTATATGGGATAGAGTTGGTCTATTAAAAATATAAGTAAGAGGTGTACATCTTAATATACTGCTCAAACCAAACAAATTATTAATATTAATATCGCTCTGTGTATTAATATGATTCAAAGGGTTACCAATTAACCCAATTTTTAATAATTCGGCCATTAATATTACCGACATATCATTATAATCCTCTTCTACCAAAGTTTCAATTGTTGTTCCATTGGAATCTTCTGATTGGTTAAAATATGTGAGTCCTCCGGTATATATTCCGACTTCATCTGCTTGATGAATAACTCGCATAGAACGACCATTGATTTGTGTGCATATTTCACGAAATGAATCAGTTGTTCTATTATTAAGTGATTGTTTGAATTGGGCGATACTATCCGATATGAACATATTATCAACAGGATCTGTAATACCCGATTGTATTGGAAGACGGTAAGCCCTTCGAATAACCTCAATCGGAATAGTAGAATCATTTTCTGGAACACCGTATCTATTTGTATTATTTGTATCGGTATCAATTGTATTAATTAGATTAGGGTCGGTTATAAATTTACATACAAATGTGTTGTATATTTTGTTCGGTTGACTAGGTGATATCCAAGTGTGTACATTGTCCCCAATATTCTTTTGAATATTGGATATTTCCAAAAAAATTACACCTGCATCGGCAGGACACATCAGTTTGAATCCTACATCATCTTTAACCAGTCCTGTAACATCATTTACATCTAATATCACACTAGTATGACTTATGTCGGGCATTCCCAAAATTCCATTGGCGCTATTTATTAAATCGTCGATCATTATATATTATAAATACATTATCATTCATAATGTATTTTTTATTACAAATATTATATCGTCATTCACATACAGTTCATCACATCAATTCCCCCGTTAGTTGCAGTCTAATTTCTTCTAATTTAGATTCATCATATTCATAATTATCGGGTATTCCGTATAATCGAATATATTCGGCAATTTCTGGTTTATATTGAACACCAGGGACCACAATATTTAATGACACACTGGAATGTGCTGTATACATCAATTGTTGATATTTATCAAATAATATTTTGTATTCAACTTGTAAATTATTATATTTTGTTTCATATTCTTCATACAATTCTTGGAGATGGACATTCTGTGTTTCTAGTTCATCATATGATTCGGTAATAGAAATTATTTTCTTATGTAGTTCTTCTAATTCAGTGATTAGTCGCATATAATCAACGTCAATTACCATGTATCTCTCAATTACTTTGACTAACGTTCGGATGTTCAATGTCAATGTACGATTACGCGCAATGATATATATTAATCCTCTGCGTTGTTTCCTATATCGATATGCTAATTTACAATAGGATTGTTTTAGCGTCATATATTCAACCGAATGCTTGTCGTATTTGCACGTATCATCGTCAGTTGTAAATAATGGACATATTGGAAAATCAATACAATCGGTATTATCATCGGTATTATCATCGGCAATATCATTGGCAATATCATTGGCAATATCATTGGCAATATCATTGGCAATATCATTGGCAATATCATTGGCAATATCATTGGTACAAATTGTACAATCATCTATATCGATCGTCTCATTGGTATGATGATCCGTATGATGACAATCGATATGATGATCCGTATGATGACAATCGATATGATGATCCGTATAAGAATGATAGTCTTTATGACTAAATGACACACAATCATCTCCATTTCCCCCTATTCCGACTCCACTACACCCATATCTCCGCCTATAACACTTCAGTTTATTGCTTTGTAAATCCTCACACATGTTCGAACCCGTACATTTTTCAAATACTAACGCAACTATATTTAAAGTATGGGACATTCATTGACAATATATATTATATAAATATATTGTCGAAAATATGAATGGTCTTATGACTCCTTTACATTGATAGAAAACATCAATCGGTCAACCTTTCCACTACTCTGTCCTTCAAATATTTCATTTACACCTATATTAAATGATAAATCTATATTCGCACGAAAATTCAAATCAACTCCATTGTCTGGTTGGGCAAACGGTATCATCACACTATCCAATGGACGAAAATCGGTAGACGATTCACCAAATGTATATACGTTTCCGTATATATTATACGATATATCATCCAATCGACCACCCGAATTATTTGCCCAATAAATATTTCCCCCATTATTCATACCCACTTCATTTATTCCATCCATTCGTTCGTTCAATATATACATAAATATAGAATCCAAATTTGTGTGAAGGGGACCATTTTGAGTCGAATCATTACCACTAATATCAAATCTATTAAATGCTGGAGCCAAACGGCTTGATGGATTTATCTGTTGCATATTCACATGTTCAAATAACATATCCCTCCAAAACAGACTTTTAATATCGGTCGTTAGATTTGATTCAAATGGTAATAATGTTGCGATAGTAGAATTAGGTCCTCCAGATATATCGGTAAACCATTCGTATTCAAATCGTCCCGAAATATCTGTGCCACTCGTATCACCAAACTCAATTAAATTACCATTATCATAATGTTTCGGAACAACATAAAGGGTATGCGAAATATCTGTAATTGTATCATTATTCTCGTCAAATAATTGATTAGATATTGTACTGACAATTTTCGCATACGATTTTTTGCGGGTCGTATTCATCGAATCGCTTGAATAAATGAGTTTTGCAAACTGTTCCAAATAATGATCGTCGGTTGATTCGGGAGACTGATTTACTGATGTATATTCAGTGCCCATTAGTTGTACATACGAATAATCACCCAGTGCAAAGTCGAATGCGTCGTTGGCGACGCGCTGTGGGTAATCTATCGATGTATTATGAACTTGTGAAACAGCACCATCAACACATCCTGTAATACCACGAGCAACTTCTCCTGAAAATGGTAATGAATATGAAAATTTAACAGCAATACACGATACGTCAATATGTGCTGTATCGTCAGATATTCCATAATTAAGATTGTCAGTAAATTTGGAAATTTCCACTCCAACATTCGATATCCCGAATTGTGGAGTGGATCCAATTCCATCCCCAATCCAACCATTAATATCACTTATATTGAAATATAAACTTCTGTTTACATTACCAATATCGCCGTCGACAGTAAATCCACTCAAATCATTTATACTTATATCCGTAGACAAATTAATTGTAGAATTGTAGAATATAGTCATATTACCATATTTGGATATTGTAATACAACAGTATCAAAATATTCCAATCAACCGAGACAGTATTACTATCCCGACCGAGGTACGACCGAGGCACTACTATTCAATTCACGTCTGATATCACGAAGACGATCAGTTTCAAATATGAATTCTTCTGGCATACCGTATCTCTCGATATACATCAATATATCCCGTTTAATTTCTGGTAGTCCAAGATCAATTCCAACAGTTGCTTTCCTATTCATTGAAGATACTAATTTTCCATATTTTGTCGTCACATCAGAGTGCGCGGTTCGCAATTGAATTAGATCCTCGCGATGTCTCACCGCAATTACAAGAGGATTTAATAATTTTCTATATAACCGTATTTTCATACGATTTTGGACACCGATTTGTTTGTCTGTAAGTGCTGCTAATTTAGATATTAATTTTCCTATATATTGAACACTTCGGTGTGATGTATTTGGTGGTTTAATATTCGATGGGACATAATGAATTGCTGTTGTTGTGCGAATATACCTAATAAGTGATCGGATATAATCATATACAAAATCAATGTGTTTTTGTTTAGTTAGATCGACATGAATTGGGATATTTGGGATATTTATACTGCGACGCCGATTTGTGATTTTAATAATACTTTCGATTTCTGATTCGGATAAAATAACTGCTTCATTTGGGTCGTTATTTGTGTCCGCCGCATTGATACCTATTATGGTATTAATTGAATCGATGATTTTGTGTTGTGACGAATTGATTATCTGATTGAATAATGGTGTATCAAACGATGGTTTCTCCATTGGTTTAAATACTGGTTCCATCGATGGAGCGAATTCATCGGAATTCGGAATCGCAGAATCACTCACATAAAACGAATCTGTTTCGGATGAAATTGCCAACAACACAACCGATGGTTCGAATTGTTCGTTCGATCGTTCGTTCGTTTGTTCGTTCGTTCGTTCGTTCGTTCGATCGTTCGTTTGATAATTCGTTTGATCGTTCATATGTATCGGCGGAGGTTCAATTATAATATTCGGCTCAAAATCACGTGATATTGTAGATTGGGCACGGTTTGCAATCAATGTATGTTTATTTTTTGGGGTAAATTGTATTGTATCGGGGCGGAATATAGATAATTCAATGAAAGGTTTAAACATATAATTAGTTGTTATTGCACATATTTTTCCACAATTCATATAATATATATACATAAATTCGGTTAAATTGTGGGTAAAATATAATAGTATATAACAAATCGTCCAACTTGCTAATATAAATGGATTGGTTTGTAAATAATTTTGTTGGTAATAATACACCGTCTGTATCTGAAACCAATCATACGTATAATAACAACCAATTAAACTCTATTGCTATAGGAATCAACCGACTAATTCAACCACAGTCTCTGTATGAAATGGGGATTCATTCAAGAACCGATGTATCCGAACCAATTATATTCAAAGAAACAATACGCGATATTGAGCAAATAGTTGCATATACAATTATTGTTGGAAATAGTAACATGTATACAATTCAACATTCGCATAAAATATACGTCATTGATGGTGATAAACAAAAAAATATAATATTGATGAGAATCGGATACGATTATGCCACACATTTAAAGTTTGTATTTGCATTAGAGGATACACTTCTACATAGTCACTCAAATGGGATAATATACTACTGTATGGACGACGAAGATGGGAATGTATCGCTATATTCAATCGATGTAAATGCACCCTATATACCCAATAATTTAACACCACCCAAACAGTGTTACAATACCGACCCACACGGAATGTACTCTCACGCCCATACACTCACAGTTGTTCGAAGTTCCATATTGCCAAGTTAAATACCGACATCGCACGTCGGATTCGATGCGACTGATCCGTAACTTTTACGATGCCATTTGGTGATTCCAAACTGATTAATACCGTTTATGTGGGCGGCAGTGCCATATCCCTTATTTTTTCCTAAATTATAGTACTCATCCAATTTAGGAAACTGTTCACATAATTCATGAATGTACGTATCGCGGGCAACTTTGGCAATAATAGATGCAGCGGATATTGACCCAATAATATTGTCCCCACCAACAATGCATTCATGTGCGACTTCACACATAATCCCCTTCGATTGATCGAAATATGTAAATGGACGGAAATCACTACCATCAACCAACACTACAATATTTATCGGATCGACTCCCGACGAAACCAATTTCTGAAATACGGATCGAATACTTCGGTCCATACATTTAAATGTAGCCTTTCTGATATTAACCGAATCAATTACAGTTGATTCTTCATATGCAATTGAATATTCTAGTGCATGTGTGCAAATATGATCATTCACCTCCCCGATTTTCTTTTCCGACGTGAATCGCTTACTGTCTTTTAGTAAACCATATTTGAATTCTGGTTTGTTTCTGGGAATAACACACGCCGCCGCATAGACTCGTCCAAAAAGTGGTCCACGACCTACTTCATCAACACCGATTTCATAAATATTCGGATCATCTGAATGATGTGGGATCGATTCGGCGATAATGCGACGGGGTTTTTTTGTGACTTGTTGTGATGACATTTTAATTATTTGGTTGTTTTGTTCTATCTAATTGAATAACCAATTCGATATTCAATTTTTTGCGTGTATAGTATAGTAACCAATCAAACGGAATGCCCGACAATAATAAAATTAAAAACAAAATTGTTGTATTTGGATGCGGTATTGTTATACTAATGTTGATCGGGGGGATGATTTATAATATAGGGGGTGTCCGTAGACAGGTAGTCGAGGGGTGGGAACCGTACGACACCGACGCATCTGGTAAAAAATTAAATCATCAGAAATGCACAACATGTCGTCCAAAATATGTCGGAAAACGAGTTGCTAAATGGAAAACCGATGTAGGTGAAACAACTAACTGTCTCATGCCAAATAGTCGTATAAGCGGGGATTATAAATGTGAATCTGGGGAATTCGTTGGTATAGGAACCAAATCGTTTGGGGAGTATGGATCATCTCAACCGTCCGATACTGAAACAGTGACTACAAACAATACAGAATTTAACAACATGTGGGTCAACAAAAAGGCAACAGATGAGGTTATTGATTCGATTACCCCGACAGACAAGCCCGCGACGATATCTGATAAAGTTGTTGGTGCAGACGAAGCGGTTGCGGCGACTCATTTATCGACTGCATCAAGCAAAACAACCGCATCCACCGCTGCACCAGTAGTACCATTGAGATTCTGTTCAAAATGTGGGAATCGGTTACACGGAAGTAAAAAATTCTGCTCATATTGTGGTGCGAGCACAATGATATAATTTGTATTGATAATTTTGAAATGTATTTGATCATATATTTTTAAAATTTTTCGCTGTATAGTGTATATACAAATGACATCAATGCAACCAAAATCGTATAGGCAGTTGATATATGTATCTATGGGGATTCTAATATTACTAGTATTTTCCATATGGATGGTTCGTAAGATGCCCGTTTCTACCAAACAGGTTCGCTTTGGGGGAATAGAGGGATTTGAAGATAGTGAAAAAGAAAAAACCCCACAAGGGATTCCCGCATATCAAATTCCCGCAGGAGATGAATCGTTATATATACTTAAATCACAAATTGTCCCGCCAGTATGTCCAAGATGTCCCAGTGCAGTTCCCACAAAGGCTGTTCCTCCCCCTTGTCCCGCGTGCGAGCGATGTCCGGAACCATCATTCGATTGTAAAAAAGTACCCAATTATCAGTCGGGTGGTAACCTCCCAACACCTATATTAAATGATTTCAGTACATTTGGAATGTAATTTTCATTATTCTAACCAATAAACCGCCATTGATAATATATCATTTTGTGTTTGTTTACTATGGAATTTGAAATCATCTGTTATATCACACATATGTTTGTTTCGAATAGATGATGTCCCTCCAGGGTGACTGTCTATAAAATAAGTTGCATCAATTACTAAATTCCCGAGAAGAAGAAATATCATACCTTCTTCTCGAGTCGAGATATTTTCCAAATCACACAACTGTATCGATGGTAGAGTGTGGGTTGATTTTATTCTAGATATATATGTGCCCATTTTGGTTTAATGAATAATGATATCAGTTGGACAAATAGTATATATCAATTTTTTCATAATAAAAAAATGATATAATCCACATATCAAACACGGCCTTCTCCAATACCGCGGTCATTTTTATTTGTTTATTTGTTTATTTGTTTATTTGTTTATTTTATTTTTCCCCAATACAATAATCTCCTTACACACATTCATCTCCCCACCTTGGTTGAGATACAAAGCTATCGTCGAATGTAATTGTTCCAAATCCCACCTCATCATCGGACAAATTATCGTCTTCCACCTTTGGTATAGGGGAAACTGGCTCATTATTCGTGTTCATCCATACAGGCATCGCAGTATCGTCGAATTCAGTCGTGTTGGCATCTGTCGCAACAGAATCGAATAATTCATCGAGATTTACTCGATATCCATTCAAATTATCACAGGTATTGATGTCGACACACCTCTGACGAATCAACTTTGGTGGAGATAATATTGGTGTGGTAGTTAATATCGGAGTCGAGACGTTGTCAATCACAATGTACGGAGCAACTGATTTACCATTGTAATCGCCTATACTAGGACGACCTTTCTTATCGCGATTATCGATAATGCGTCCAGAACCATTAATATTGTGGTTAAGGACACACTTCCAGTACGAGCGGTCCAAATAATAAACACTGACGTTATCGCCGCGGACGAGTTTACCCTGAATCTCCGCAGAAACCTCTGTATCGGGCCAAGAAGCAAAGTGGACGTATGCGGAACAATACGGTTTATCGTGTCGATCTTTCTTGGATACAAAGTCGACTCTTGAAATCGTATCATTACCAAGCACGTTTGAAAATGCAGTCCGAATCACCTCTTCGGTAGTATCCTCGTCAGTACGAGGGATGAAGATACCGTTGGTTCGAAGATCCGATGGCTCGCTCATCTTGTTCTGAGTGAATTTCCAGTACGACCCGGTGTTGTTGTACTGGATCTGGACTGACTCTCCTCCGAGAATCTGTTCCTCCATCTGTCTGGACGTATACGTCAAGGGCCAACTTTTGATATGGACAAAGAACGTCTTGTATGACTTCCCGTTCTTATCCTTCTTGATGACGGTGTCGCATCGGAGGACGGCATCACCATCAAGGTAATCGTCAATGACACGCTTAAGTTCGGATGAACTAGTCTTGATAGTCGCACGGGCGAGGTATAGCCCAGTAATCTTGGTAGTAGTAGTAGAATTCATAATTATTTTTAAAGTTGTTATTTATACTTTTTGATTTGTTTGTTAATATCGAGTATATGAAAAAAAAGTAATCAATTTCTTAATACAATTCGGTTTTTTTTGAAAAAATGAACCGACGAACGAATGATTCGACGAACGAATGATTCGACGAACGAATGAACCGACGAACGAATGAACCGACGAACGAATGAACCGACGAATCAATCGAACGACTAAAAGAATATAATGACAATATTCGGAAATATTGTAATCACACTGGATTAAACAAATGTATGCAAATACAACGACAAACGAATCTTGGACAGAGAAATATAGACCAAAATCATTTGACGATATTGTATTGCACGACCATACGGCAGACATGTTTTCTAATATATTACATAGTCGGATGATACCAAATTTGATGTTGTATGGCCCTCCTGGTACAGGAAAGACTACTGCGATTTTAAATTTGAAACAAAAATTATACAATTATAGTGAATGTCGCGAATTAACCATACATTTTAATGCATCGGATGACAGAGGGATTGATGTTGTTCGAACCCAAATATCTAGATTTGTAAAAAGCAATACAATATTCTACAAGGGGTGTAAATTAGTTATTTTAGATGAAGTTGATTACATGACAAACATTGCTCAGAATGAACTTGTTTCGGTAATTGAAGAATATGCCGCGTCAAATATAGCGTTCATACTCATGTGCAATTATTATACTAGAATAGACCCTAATTTAGCGAGTCATTTTATAAAAGTACCATTCTATACCCTCAACGTCGAATCAACTGGAAAAATAATTGAAAATGTGTGTATAAACGAAAATATTAAATTTAATGCTGAAAATATACCAAATTTATTGAGTTTCTATCACGGAGATATTCGTTCCATCATGAACTATATACAATTAAATAATACAACTGAAATCATAAATATTACGACTATAAAACGGATACATTCATTAATTGTGGATACAAGTTATAATAAATCGGACGACACTATATTTTACAACCTATTACAATTTTGTGCGGAATATAATATTTCGTTTATGGAACTTATATATATCCATTTGCGATATATGATTTTAATACGCGATGATTTTTTATACGAAAATATGGAACAATTGAAAAACATTTTGATAAATATGGAAGGAATATCAGACCAAACTAGAATTGGGTTTTACATATCAATTGTTCGGTGTGCGAATGAACGTATGCCCATACACGCGATCGACAGTACAAACGAACACGCGATCGACCGTACAACCGACCGTATGCCCATACACGCGATCGACAGTACAAACGAACACGCGATCGACAGTACAAACGAACACGCGATCGACAGTACAAACGAACACGCGATCGACAGTACAAACGAACACGCAATCGACGAATCTCGTATTACAACAAAGCTTTCTTTTTCTATAAAATTCAAACCAACAACATTGGATGTAATGAAACTGGATAGTAATGTCGAAACATTAGTAAACGACTTATCGCATATGGTTAAGTTGAATTGTATTCAAAATAATATTTTGATTAGATGCCCTCGTGGGAGAGGAAAATCGTCTATCCTATCATATATTCAAAATGAATCAACAAACAATGATATTCGGTGTATGAAACTAGACGCAAGATACAATTCGAATACAAATGGGATTATATCAAGTTTGTTACAATTTGCCAAGGCATCGACTACCAAATCCAAAATTGTTGCAATCGACAATTTTGATTGTGTGGACATTGAATTACAACGCCATATTTCTAGTTGTATGGATTCATATCCATCAATTCGATTCATATTAACAACAACAACGATCCATACAGTACTGGAAACAGTTGTTAGTAAAGCCCATTATGTAGAAATACAAAAATACACCCAAGATGAAATGATTGCTATTGTGCGCAATATACTCACGTCGATTTCACTGGAATTCAACACTAAATCACATATAACCGATACACACATCGAACAATTTATCAAACTGTCGAAATTCGATATAAGAACCATTATGTCACGACTTGAATGCTTATATTTAATTCGATATGGGGAAGAAATTAAACCAACTGATATATATTCTATGTATTCAATAGACGAACAACTTGGGTTAATAACATTATTCAAACATGTGGCAGACGGAAATGTCAAATTGGCAAACAAAGAATTTGGATTAATGTTGGGCCGAGGAAAATCAAACTCCGATGTACTATTCATGTTAGTGTCGTATATAGAAACGATCGACGTTATAACCATAGATTCGATATCAAGGACTCGGCTAATATCGATAATTGGGAATTATATAATAATTTTGCATAATTTAGATGATTGTGACTTGTTTTTATCATTCATGATTAATGATTTTTGTAAAGTATTTGATAATGTATAACGCGATTCCCAATAATCGATCACACATTGGTTTTTATTCTAATACGATTTACTATATTTCTCATATATGACCACAAATGAAAAAGTATATAATCTATAATAAGAACGTAAATAATTATACTTGATAATTCCAAAATAAATTGAATTAATCGTGTGTTACTATATTGATTATTTAAATCAACCAATCCATAATATATGTATACCAATATCGACACTGTATATATGACGTAAACCACAAATTTCCACCGATTATTTTGGTCAATAACTTGTGATTCGTATACTGTACGGCGTTCATTTGTTTCCACCTCTCCCCGTTTTATATCAACTTGATTGGTTAATTTTTTGGTAGATTTCTTAATTCTATTATTTGTATCATCCAATTCATAATAATGATCGATTGATTGATCCATTGCAACAAGATTACTTGAAATATCGCGCAATTTATTGTACACTATACCACTAATATCAACAACAAATGAATTGAAATCCCTATCAATAATTTCTTGTGCATCGTTTGACGGTGTTGGTGAATTGGCCGATGGTTCTATTTCCCACCAAGCAAGCATAGTAGCATTTTCTGCATCTGGGTTTTTACTTGTATGCCGATTTGCAAATGGTTCTTGTTGTCCCGACCGAACCAACCCCATCATCATATTATAATTATCCCGTTTTTGTTCACTCATCATATGACCTATTTGTTTGGAATGGGTAAATTGAGTAGACATCATATTCGATCGGTGTTTATTATTATTTTCTAATAGTGAGGCCTTTGAACTACTGTCTAACTCCGTATAAGCGGCATTTTGTTTGTCAATAACACCATTCAATTCTGTTGTCAGACGTTTATTCTCGGCCTCGGCAGAACGTCTCTTCTCTTGTTCTACTCTTAATTTTTCGTCGGAAAGTCGTTGTTTCGCTGCATCGGCCGCCAGGCGATTGGCATATAATAACTGCATTTTCTGAGCCTCTATCTCCCGTCGCGTCGCTTCATCTGCGGCTTCTTGTATCGATGCTATAGATCGACGCTTCTTCTTCTTACCAAATCCAAATAACCCCTCCCTAACAGCTGGACGAATTCCAACCACGGACAAAATTTTATTTATATACATAATGGTATAATACTATGCAACTACAATATAGTATTATAAAATTGTCCGTATGACTAATAGTTCACACATTCCGCACAATCAGAATGGAATATATGAGGTGTTACTGGTGTCTGTGGTAATTTAAGTGATACCGTATCTATAATAACCGGTCGCGATCTAACTCCTAAGCTCGTATATTGCGATAAATTATTATAATCCACAAATCCCTCTTCGTTCACTCTGCATTTTTTTGTAGCCGAATCGTAATTCTGTCCTTCGCCACAACACTCTTCG